TCTTCGTTGTCAACCAGACCAAGCAACGCAGAAGCACAGCCCCGATCTTTGAGACAGCAGACCCGCTCGACATGATGGCATTGCAGGCATTCGCCCGATGGGTTGACGCCTGCATCTGATCTGGTAGACTATCCAAAGAACACAACCCACAGCATCATGATTTCACTAGACACCAGAGACCACAGCAGCGCCACCGACAAAATCCAACTGTTCCCACTGTCTCGTATGGTTTTCATCCATTGGTCATCAGGTCACTACTCCATGCACCGTGCCCGCATGCGTGACATGTTATTACTATTAGACCAACGAATTGGATTCGGTGAGTGGTGCAATCGTTACGCTCTTAACTAACACTAACCTAGGCTGTACAGTATTAAACGTAAGACCTAGAGTTAGTGAATACCAGGGGGCAGTAAAATGCCCCCTTTATTGTATACCCCCGAATGCCGAGCGGGACTCCTACCACTACTCTAACCTACAAAGTGTTACCCAAACGAGATAAATATTCCAAGGAAATCAAAAAAATTTCCCGCCAAAAAAATGCCCAAAATAGTTGAATCATGAAAGACTACGATAGCTTCATTAATAAGCAAGCAGAAGTATTGAATGAGTTCGATGATTTCTGCGAACAATTCGAGAAACGTGCTGCCGAAAACTTTAAGAACCCAAACAAACAAGATGAACGATTTGAACTCCTCAAAGAAATCAGCGAACCTGGAAGAGGTGCTAGCGATAGCATTTCAGGAGATACGGGAACTGAAAGCTGAAGTCGATCGTCTAAAATCTCCAAGCCTCATGTATAGACGCCCTGGTGCTGACGCACATGAGAAGATAACAGATTACTTGGATGATGTAGATAAAAGACTAAAGAAATTAGAATAATGGCAATTCTCATACCTGACGGAACAACGTTTACTTTAGGTGCTGGAGCTGGTTGGCAGATGCTGCCGCCCCCAGGACCTTTTGTGATACCTGATATGTTTCGGGATGGGGTGAACTTAAATATCTACGAGACCGTGGGGGTAGTGAATGTCACTGCTCAAGCAAACTTGGTATGTCCTGGAGGTACACCTGGTCCTGCACAGCCGAGTCCCGAGTTAATCACAGGTATCAGTATTGGTGTTATGCCACCTGGTTGTATTGTACTAGTGGGTGGTGTACGAACTATACCAGAGATGTTACCTGGCACTGATGCTGTGACATTCGGGAGTATAGCGGTAGCACCTGGAGTCACCACATTAGTATTGCCAGTCCCTCTCATTGGCAATTACACGGAGAAGTATATGTATGATATGCAGGCAGGTTTTGGAGAAAGTTACAAAGGTAGTACAGTACCACTTACCAGGGACAATATGAGGGGTGTGACATTTCAGGCAGGATTTGGAGTACAGAACACTTTCCTGCGTGATAGGAAGTTTAAGGGGGTTGGTGGATCGGGAAGGCTCTCTGCATCACTGGCATCACCTGAAGGTAGGGAGTTTTTTGGACCTGCGGTACATGATATAGCACAAAAGGGTAGTAACTATGTACATGCTTATAAGCCGTCTCTGATCAAAACTCTGCGTTTTCATTATGAGATTACAGTTACCAGTACATGTCCACCATACATCTGGAAGTTCCCAGCATACATCGATGTAGATAATAACTGGCAAAATCACACGAAGCGTACTAAATATCGTTTAAGTAAGCAAACCGAAGCAAGAGAAGGATAATGCCAGCAGGAAGTGGAATCAGTCGATTAAAAGATCTAGAGAGTGGTCATCAGTGTTGGCCACCTGTACCTGTAATTACTGGGTCATTGAATGTTTTTGTGAATAGCATTGCAGCAGTAAGAGTTGGTGATGTAACTGCAATTCATGTATGTGGCAAGAAACCACCTCATGCCGATACATGTGTGAAAGGGTCTATAAGAGTCCGAATCAATATGTTGGGTGCAATGCGTATAGGTGATGTGTTATCCTTTGGTGCGGTGATGACAGAAGGGTCACACACGGTATTGGCAGGAATGTAGATCTGTGGTATAATAATAGAAGTTCATCACTAGAATAATGGCAAGGGTTAATCGATCTCTATCTGGTAATTCGTTCATTGAACCGATTCCGAAGAAGAGTCGTCAAGGCAACGGTAAGAACACCAAGTATGCATCAACATCACGTAACAGTGCAAAGAAGCGTTACCGTGGTCAAGGTAAAGGATGAATTTGATTTGCAATCTTCCTGCAGAGAAGGTGTGGGTTCGTAGGGAATACTTACGAGATCATCAAGACGGGCATGGGGAGTTTGTAGAGGGCGTCTGGGTATGTGCTAAAAGCATACCTGGGCGTGCTTTTTACTTTGAGACATACTTACCTACATATGGAGCAATGTATGATAAGCTACCTATCAGTGCATTTGTAAGATCACCTAAAACACCAGATGTTGATATGAGTCTGGAAAACCTACAATTTTGGAATTGTATGGATTATGGTGTTGCATGTATGAACAAAGGATTTGTTTCATCTATGGACTGTGAAGTCTTTACAAGAGACCATGGTTTAATGAAAGGTCAATACTTGTTTACATTAGATAACTACCATGCAAATCCAGATGTGATAGATAATAATGTAAGTGAAGTGCCTCAAGAGCACAAATCACATAATTGCATTGCACTAGAGAATGGTCAGTATGCATTGTATCCTAATAACAGGATGCGTCTGTATGACCTCTCTATCACCCCACAGGAACCCAAGTTCCCTGACTTTAAAGTATCTACCATAGAATACCAAGTAGAGGCAGGAATCGACTGGGGACGCCTAGGAGACACCGATGATTATTTTTGGCAAACACTAAAGGAGAAAGAAAATGGGTAATTCACCAACTGATAAGGGCAAAGATTTTATCAAATCAGGAATGACTCTTATCACTCAAATTGAATCTGACAAGCTCTTAAAAAAGAGCAAGACAGAAGATAAGAAAAAGGACCATAAATAAACAATAAATCGTGTTATTGTGCCCAACCAACAGTCTTTTAAAGATTTGAAAGTTACTATGAAGCCTCATCCAATTACGGGTGACTTACTAGTAACTAAAGACGATGCATCTGTTAAGCAGTCAGTTGTTAATCTTATATTGACTACTCCTGGAGAAAGATTCTTCGATGATGAGTTGGGTTGTGGTATTTCTGAATTATTATTTGAACCACTTGATTTTGGTACAGCGGGTTTGATCGAAGACCAAATCAGAACCACTTTGAGGAAATACGAGTCTAGGGTCACATTGACAGATTTGTCAGTTGACCCAAACTTTGATGATAATGCTTTTGATGTTGAGATAGAGTTCACTATCCGTGGTCGTCAAGACGAACCACCTCAAAACGTCAACTTCCTCTTACAGAGAACCCGATGAAGTACATTCAAGTCAATAATTTAGATTTTGCAGATATTAAGACTGCGCTCAAAGATTACTTGAGAGCACAGACTGATTTTGTCGATTTTGATTTTGAAGGGTCTGCTTGGAGTAATTTGCTAGATGTACTAGCATATAATACGTATTACACCGCGTTCAACACGAACATGGTGGCTAATGAGTTGTTTTTGGAGTCAGCAACACTCCGTGATAACGTTGTATCTCTTGCGAAACAATTAGGATATAAACCAAAGTCTATTGTTTCTCCGCAAGCAACAGTTAATTTTCAAGTAAATTTTCTAGGAACATACCCAAGTGTCATTACCTTAAAGAAGGGCACGGGATTTGTTACTACATTTGATGATCAGTTATATCGTTTTGTCGCAATTGATGATTATAAAGCGGGAGTTGTCAACGGTCAAGCAATTTTTGAGAACGTTGTACTCCAAGAAGGCACTCTCATTGAAGAGACTTATACCAAGTCTACGGTATTAAAAAATCAAAAGTTCATTCTAAAGAATAGCGGTGCGGACACTAGCACACTTCGTGTCAAAGTATTCCCCATCGAGAACTCATCAGAGTTTGCATACTACAACCAGATTAACAATATTATTGATATTGGAGCATCTGACAAGATCTATTACGTAGATGAAAATGCTGATGAGCAATATCAACTCTTTTTTGGTGATGGTGTAGTTGGATCTGCGCTAGAGAATAATAACTTCGTTGAGGTATCGTACTTAATTTCTAGTGGGGCTGCAGCAAACGGCGCTAGTGTATTTACATTTAGTGGTATTCTTCAGGATAATAACGGTGGTGCTTACCCACTTACTGTAACTAACATCACAACAGTCTCTGCATCTGATGGTGGAGCTGGAATTGAAAGTATTGATAAGATTAAGTTCAATGCTCCTAAACTATATGCCACACAGAACAGAGCAGTTACTGCAATGGACTATGGTGCTATCATAAGACAGATATATCCTGCGGTATCTGACATCATTACATATGGTGGTGAAGAAGAGAGATACCCTGAATTTGGTAAAGTCAAGATTGTCATCAAACCAGATAGTGGTGCTACACTTTCTAGTGTAACTAAAAAGCAGATTATTGCTAGATTGAAAGACTATGCTGTAGCATCAGTCACTCCAGAGATCAAGGATCCATCAATCTTGTATCTAGAGTTAGATAGTAGAGTCAGTTTCAATACACG